CTACATCTTTCAACAGCTTTTCGCAGTATTTGCATGGCTTACCCATAGCAACCTTATCGTTTCTGTCAATACGAAATGTAACCAACGTGTGTTTGGTGTGGTCAATTTTGCCAGATTTAATTACCGCGCAAGCCTCTGCGTGAAGTCCGCTACCATCAAAGTAACCATACTTTTGATTGATTGGGTGTGACTTCTTGGAGTTCTTGCCAATTGAAACAATTTTATTCTTGTTTAGGATAAATGCAAAATGTCGGCAGCGAAGCTCAATATCGTCATAGATAATGAGATTTCTGGCAAGTTGGATTAGCCTTTCGAACTTCATTAATTATGAAGTTAACAGGTTTAAATTATTTGTCAAGTCTTTTTAAAGCCAATTGTCAAAAAATCTTCATCTTCATTTAAAATTTCAGTAAATCCATAAACAGACAATAGTCGAACATACGGTTCAAATTTTTTTCTTTTTTTATAAACTTTGGCAAAAAGAGTTTTAAATTTTAAAGAATTGGCTAAATTAATAAAAGCCTGATACATCTCGTCTGTTTGAACGACATTTGGATCACTGACAAATAGAGCAAATTCAGCGGAAATATTTGTCTGTGGCTTTATAATAAGAACGCCGAATACTTTATTTAAGTTACTTCTGTATACAAATGAATATTCAATATTCTTCAAAATTAATGTTTGTGTTTGATTTAAAAATAAAGACGGAGACTTGGTATCAGAAATTCCAAAAGAAGATTGGGCAATTATTGCTAACCTTAGTGCTTCACTAACATCACTTTGCTTCATTTTGTCAATAGTAAAGGTGTCAATTTTTATTTTGTTTTCGGGGCTCATATCAGTGTAATATAATCTAAGGGTAAAAGGAAATGTCAAGGACTTCTAATCAGAAAATTAATTCAGAATTGTTTTCTTTGGAGCCAACGGCTTTATTGGAGTTCTTTGTTATTCATTACGATTACGTTGAAACTCCCACGGATAAACTTTATGTTCATGGCGGTACAAATGGCATAAATGGTTCGGTTTATTGGCAAGGCATTGAGTATTTGCCTTTTCCAATACAAAGTTCTGGATTTGAAAGCAAAGGCGATGGTTCATTGCCTAGACCCAAATTAGCTATTTCTAATCAAGATTTTTTCGTTTCAAATCTAGTCAGGCGATACAATAATTTAGTTGGAGCTAAAGTAATCAGAAAAAGAACATTTGCCAAATTTTTGGACAATCAAAATTTTTCTGATGGCAAAAATCCCTACGGGGCCGCAGATTCTACAGCTGGCTTGGAAGATCAAGTTTTCTTTATTTTAAGAAAGTCTAGCGAAAATAGAGCTATCGTTGAATTTGAATTAGCGTCCCCACTTGAGTTAGATAATGTTACTTTTCCCAAAAGATCAGTAATGGCAAGATATTGTGGATTTCATTATCGTGGAAATGGGTGCAAATATATGGGTCCGCCAATTGCTGATGAAAATGACATGCTTTTAAGAATACCTTTAAATTTAAAGGCGGGGTTGATTAGAAGATACTATACAGGAATGTCAACTCCCGTTCCCACAAATACTGCTACTTTAACTTCTACTATTGCAGCTACTAGCGGCGTTAATGTTACAGAAAGCACAACAAACAATGCAAATATTCTCAGTAACATACTTACGGCAAATGAATTTATTGGATATTTTAAAGTTGGTGTTGATCAAGCTGGTGTCTACGAATTTAAAATTGCATGTGAAAGTTCAAGTAGCGTAGGAGAGATTTTTGTTAATGGATCGGTAGTGGCTAATTTTTTTAGTGGTTCTTTTAATACATTCACGATTCCACTATCAGCAGGTTATCAAAGAATATTGATAAGACATTATACCAACAATGCTGCTCCAACTTTACAAGTTTGGTATAAACCGCCACCAATTTCTGCGTCAATTTTTTTCGCTATTCCTGACAATAGATTTTATTATGACCCAACAGAGCTTTCAGTATTAACAACTACTCAAAGATTTTATTCTACTCTTCAATTACAAACAGGAATAGATTTGGGCAAAGACGCTTTATTAGATGGTTTGAATCGTGGGCCTTGGCAAGCCGCAACAACATATAAACCAGGCGAATATGTTTATATTGAAAATAATAATATTAAAATTGCTAAAAGAAATATAAATGAGAACCCAAACTGGAGCCCATTATTAAAATTTTACATTTGCGTCAAATCTCATACTTCAAGTGGGTCTAAACATCCATCTTTTAATAAAGAATATTGGGTTTGCGATCAATGCTCAAAAACAATTAATGGTTGCAAATTACGATTTGGCTCGGAAGGTTATTTGCCATTTGGTGGATTTCCCGGTACAGAAGAATACTCAATAAGTTCACAATAATGCAATCAATCATAGATCACGCTAATAATTCAGAGGCCGAAGTTTGCGGTTTTATATTAGTCGAAGATGGTCAGTTAAAAACTGAACCAGCAAAGAACATTGCTACCTATCAAAACGATATATTTGAAATTCATCCTTTGGAAATTGTTCGCAAAATTAGAAGTGGCAAGTTAGCAGCTATTTATCATACCCATCCAACAACAAGCGAACAAGAATCTAAATTTGATAGATTTAATTGTGAAAATGCTTGTGTGCCATATGTTATTTATAGCAAAGAGAGTCAAAAATTTAATTTAGTTTTGCCGCAAAGGCCGCATGTAAAAAAAGAATATATAGATATATTAAAGAAACAATATGACTAATGTTTATTTATATGGCGAGTTGCGAAATAAATTTGGAGATGAATTTAAATTTAATATAAATTCTCCAAAAGAGGCTTTGCTAGCAATTAATGCAAATAAAAAAGGGTTTCTTGACGAAGTTAAGAAGCTCGCCATGAAAGGAATACATTATAGAATAATTGTAGATGAAAATGTTATTCAGCATCCAAAAGAAGTTGATCTTCAAAAAGCTCCAGAAGAGATTCATATAGTTCCGATTGTGTGGGGGGCAGGGAAGAATGGCGCGGCAATTGGAATGATCGTTGTTGGAGCGGCTTTGATAGCGGCTACCGGAGGATTTGGCGCTGGCATTGCCGCTTCGTTGGGAACAAGTGCGCTTGCTGCTGGCGGCAGCATGGCAACTTTAGGCACAACATTAGGAATGATTGGTGCCGCTTTAGCCGTCCAAGGAGTAATGACGCTTCTTTTCCCCCAGCCTAAACCAGATTTTAATCAAGAAGTTCAAGCTGGTGGCAAATCTTATTTATTTGGAAATAAGCCATCTAACACTTCTCAAGGTCAAGCTGTTCCAGTCGGCTATGGTAGATTAAAAATTGGAAGCTCTCAAATAAGTTCCAGCACAGATCACTATGCTTTAGACACTGACATCAAACAGTTGATGACTCCAGTTGACAAACCAATTAATGATTATCTTGAGTTAGTTGCTCAAGATGAATCTTCTCCATCTGGCCCTAAAGATGATACTTTTTCAAGTAATCAAGCTGTTGATATGGATGATACGGTCACTTTGTCTTCAGTAACTGTTTTAAATTCATATATAGATATCAATACGACAAGTGTAGAAAAGGTATTTTCTAATCCAGCTGAAGTGGTTGTCACTAGAAACGGTGACATAATTTCAAATCCAAATTTAACGACTTTTGATGAAAATATTACTTTTGAATGGGAAGAAGTAAGCAATAGCAGCGAGAAGGGAAAAGTTTTTATAGAAAATCCCTACACAATGAAGTTGGGTTTAGTTGCGCGCTCATATCATGTTCCAGATTTTAAAGTCCAGTCAGAATTTATACAACTTAAAAGTAATCAGTCTGGATATTTTCAAAAATATGCAGTTGGTGATTTGGTAAAATTCGGACCTACCCAATTTGATAAATTAAAATTTGCGGTTTGGGATAGTGGTTATCAATATTTCAGCGGAGAATTAGTTGTTTACCCAACAGGCAACCCTGCTATTGATACTTATTTCCAAGCAAAAGTAATTGCCGGTGGAACTAATACTGGATTTTCTGGCTTAACTCCAACGGGGGTTGGTAATAGTATAAGGAATGATTATTGGAGAAAAGTAACTGCTCCAAATCTTGAGTATTTATACAAATGCACCGCTCCTGTATCTGGTCATTTACCTACTACTGGAGAATTAAACGGAGGAGCGCCTGTCGCAGAATCAAATTTTTGGACTAGAGTTGAAAGCCCAACGACATCTGGAGAAATGGAAACATTATTTAATGATTATCCAGCTTTTGAAGACGGAAATCAATATGTTTATGTAGGAGAAATCAACAGATTAAATGAGCAAACTATTAATGGAACTGAGGCTAATGTTGATAATTATGGAATGGAATTTTTAGGATATTTTTATGTTCCAACTGTTGGGGACGATGGAAAATCTTTTGTTAAAGATATTTATGAAATAGGAACTGCTACGGGATTATACGAAATAATAAAAATTGGAAACACTGGACAATGGAGTGCGGTTGGATTTACTGGATTAAATGGTGCAATATTAACTCCAAAAGTAGGATCAACTTTCTGCAAAAATTCTACACAAGGGAATGGAGATGGTAAAGTTATGATTGTGGGGGCTTATCAATTCAAAATTGATTCGGATGATGCTGCTGATTTATATATTGATTCGACTTTGGCAAGTTCATATTATGGAGGACATGCATTGACGGGGGTTAATCCAACAAACGATCAAATTAATTCAATACCATCTACTACAACAACTCTTTATTTAACTGCGGGGTACCATAGATTATATGCTAGATATCAAGATTTAAGAGGGGCAGAAGGAATTAGTATATATTACAAATATGATACAAATAGAGATGATTCATTTTCTAATTGGCAGTTAGTTCCGAAAACAAAATTATTCCACTCTCCGCAAGATTTAAATATACCAAAAATACAGAAATTTTTAGACGTAGGAAAGAAAAAAATCTTGACTGCTGATATGGTAATAGGTAAAAGATATAAAATATTTGATATTGGATCAACTTCTAATTGGACTTCAATTGGAGCAGCCGCATCTGAAAGCACCGGAAGCGTACAAGCAGGAAGGTCTGTTTTTTATAAAACTTCAACGGCAGCGAATGGATCTGGTTTTGTTGTAGAAAATTTTGTCAATTATGCCGAAGAGAAATCGGCAGCTTCAAATAGAATAGTAAGATTTATTTCAGAAAGACCAGATATCAAAGGAGTTAAAAGTTCTGGTTATTCTGCTTATAAAGCCAGATATAGATGTAAAGTAAATATAAATAATAAACAAATTATTTATTCGTCTCCAGTTAAAATTAACATTTCATTCTTCTCTACATCAACAACATTCAGAGGAACTGGGGAACCAATTCTTTCGCAAAAAGTTCAAACAGCTTAATGAAAATTTTAAATCCATATAGATTTTATAAAGGACATGGAGGAAGTGGGAGTAGCACTATACCTGCTCTTGTACCACCTCCCAGCGGCACAAAATTATTAAAATCTATTTCGGTTGCAGAAGTTGTTGATTTATTATGCGAAGGACCGATCTATGGACTTGTAGATCAATTTGGCAAAAAAGTTTATGGTCTGGATATGTTAAAAGGTATTTATTTGAATAAAGTGCCAGTTATGAACTATGATGGTAAATATAATTTTCGTAGCGTTGTTATGGAAATTAATCTTGGCACCGAAGATCAAAAACCTTTGGCTAATTTTAATAATGTTTATATTTACAAACCAGCTAATTTTAAACTATTGGGGCCAATAACAACAAGTAGAGACATAAGACCAATTTACGAACAAACAACTGAAAATGGAATACCAATTGGAGGTATTTCTGGTCAAACAAGATTAGGTGGGGGCGATTTTACTGGATGGGCAACAGGTTGGCCAAATCAAGCAAAAGATCCTTTCATTTATACTCATCATATAAAAAATAAAGATGTTAAAAAAATAAGATTATCTATGATAGTTGAATCTTTGTTTGATACCATAGACCAAGGAACAAGTAAAGGTCAAGCTGGAAGAATGGGCATGAGTAAAGAAACGACAGTAACAATTCGCGCAACATGGGGAGTTGAAGGCACAAATAAAATTGTAGTTAAAGATTTCCCAATTACAGGAGTTGTCACTTCTCCATACGCTTGTATGATTGGCGAGCCAGTAAGTCAAGCAGATATGCAATCCGCTTCTGGAACTAAAGCTTCTTCTGGAACAGGAACTTTATTGGATAAAAATACTATTGTAACACCGACAACTAGAATTGATGCAACTCCAAGATTGCCAATTGCTCCAGAACCTCAAAAAATCTCAACAATGGTAGTATCCTAACATGCCATTACAAAAAACACATGAGGAGCTTTTAGCTTCTAATATAAGCCCTAGAAATTATTCGGCTGTTTTACCAGTTATTTATAATTTAAAAAAAACAGCAAATAAAAACTATGTGCCAGAAGCTGTAAAAACTGTAGCTTATAGTGCTGGAGTAGTTGGCGATGGAGCGCAAAAAACATTTGATGCAATTTCCGCTGTTTATAATAAAGGTGATTCTATTATTTTAACTGGTACTGCCACATATGCATTGACTGGTGGAGCGTCTCCAATAATTAAACCCGCAATTAATATTATTGCCCAAATAGATATGAATTTGCAGAATGTTGATAAAAGTTTAATTCCATACCAAGTTTATGCTAAAGCATCAGAGATAAATAGTTCTGGACAATTTTCTTTTGCCATTCCTCCATCAATCACTCAATTATTAAGTTTGGGCGCGCATTATGTTTACATAGATGCTTCATCGCCAGATAACGCTCCAGTAAGGCTTGTGGCGAGTGGAACACCAACTGATCCAAATAATAAATTATACTATACAAGAACTTTTAATATTGGTCCTATAGCAGTTCAAGCTTGTTCTATATATGATATTTTAAGTGGAGATATTGGCAGTTTGCCTTCTGCATATAACAGTGGAGGAGGAACTTCTACTGGTGATTATATATCTACATTAACTGTAACTTCTGGAGCTACAACTATATTTACTAATAATGTTGCCGGTTCTTCATCTTATCTTGACCAAACTTCAGTTGGTATGTATAATATGACGGCAGGAACTACATATAATGTTGCTTATACAACAGGTGCATATGCACAAGGAGTTGCGGCGTATATGCAGGATTCATCTGGATCATGGATTAGAATTGGTGGTTCTTCTACTTCTTCAACAAGCGGAACACTTTCTATCGCGGTTCCTTCTGGCATAAGCGGAACAAAACGATTAATATTTAGATGTTTTTATAATTCCTCTGGAAATAATGCATCTTGGTCTAGTGTTACAGCCATTGGCAGTTATGGTCAAAGAAAAGATTTTAGAATTTGTGTATCTTAATATATATGTTTTTCTTAGTTAAAATAAATTCAAATAATATTGTGGAAGAAAAATTTGAAATACAGGAAGCTCATCAGGCCATTAGAAAGCCTGATCTTGTTGCTATGTATAATTTATCTGGTAATTGGAAATTAGCTTCAAATGAAGGTTATTTTAACAAAAATATTTATGGCGATCCAGTTTTTAGAAAAAATACTCCAGCAATAGGTTTTTTGTTTGATGAATCTAGGGATGCATTTATCTGGCCAAAAAGACATGAAAGCTGGATTTTGAATGAAGAAACATATGATTGGATGCCCCCGATACCAAAACCAGAGGATAATAATAA